CAGTAATATTTTTATAATGCTTCCGCAAAGTGTCCAAAATCTTCTTTTCTTCTATTTCTAATTCAGCTTCTGGTTGACTAGGCTCTTGCCCCAATTTCGCCTTAAAATTTCCAACAATGCGATTACCAATTTGGATACGCAATTTTTGAACATCATACGCGCCACGAACTAAAGTCTTTATGTTTGACATAATTTTCTCCTAAAATGGAATATCAGAATCATCACCAGAAGCCTGCGCTTTATGGTCTGCGGGTTTTTCCACCTTGTTTAAGAACTGGATTTTATCCGCAATGATTTTAGTGGAGTATTGGTCAAACCCTTCTTTGTTTTTCCACTTGTCTGTTTGTAAACGACCAGAAACAAATATCAAAGAACCTTTTGAAAGATAATCGCGTGTCAGGTCAGCAAGTTTTCCAAAGGCGGTAATGTTCACCCATTCCGTGCCTTCTGCTTCTTTTGATTTCCAGTCCGCAAGCGATTGAAAAATTAGTAACAGAAGCACCAGTTGATAGCAGACGAGATTCTGGTTCTTTCCCAAGACGACCTATAAAATTACATTGGTTTAACGAGTTCATAGCATAGTCCTCATAATAGATAATGCGTCTTCCACATCGGAATCAAATTTAATAACCGCTTCCCTTATTTCGTTGATGCGCTTTTCGTCCCATTCCAATCGGATAATAATACCCTGCAAATTAGCAGGAAACTCTGGGTTAAAAGATACAAAGTCATTCCACTTGCGACCAAGACAATCCATTTGCCAAAACATTTGCAATTGATATTTGGCAGGTATCTCACGGTTTTTAAATGTAGCAAAATGAGTTTTTTTAATGGGACATTTAATCTCAATCAAACCATCACCCACTAATCCGTCAGGGCTTGCGCCTGATCGTTCTATTGTTGGATGCTTAATCAAACCCACTTCTTCCACCAAGTTACCAGTGGCGGCTTCGTACCATTGTCTTGCAAGCGGTTCGCGTTCCACACCATCTTCAATGGCTTGGTTAGTAAAACTTTCATCATTGGGCGTTCCCGTCAGCCTTTGCAAAGCTAAGTCTACGAGGTAATTTTCACGTGACGCAGAAGGTCCTGATTTGGTCGTAGCCATAAGGTCGGCTATTTTTGATGCCGTTATCAGACCGCAACGCGCCTGAAACCACTCTGGAGTTTTTTGTTCCATTAGATTTCTTCCTCTGTCGCTGAATCGTCAGCCGCTTTAGCGGTTGCTTTCAAAATATCAGCAACATCCATCCACAACTTAACTTTCATTGGGGACTTTGGTATATCTTTTTGTGCTTTTTGCAGCGCAGCAAGCCCCAACTTCGCAGCGTTCTCTAAATTCGGAAGATGCTCCTTTATAAAAGACTCAAATTCCTTGTCTGTTTTTTCTTCTTCCACTTTAACTTCAGGCGTTTTCGTATCGTCCCGAGGCAAGTCCTCGCCAGAGTAGATATACAAAGCAATACCTGTAAGCGCAATAGCCTTTACCAAACACCTTTGCATGGCGGTGTTCATGGCAAACGAATCAGGGTCAGGTACGGCTCGGTTCTTATAGTCCATTACGGGCAATTGAGCGGTCATGGGTTTACCAAAAGCCGTTACGGTACAAAACACCATTACAGTGCCACCACCGTAAATTTTGGGTTCTGGGTAAACCCAGTTTGCGTCAGGGTCTTCGCGCAACAGTTGGTCAACAGCCCACGCCCATGACAAATAAGATAGACCGCCTTTTTTCTCAATGTGTTCGTTTACATTGATGGCTGCTAATCGTTCAAAATGGCTCGGTTCTTTCATAATTTTCTCCAGAATCAAATAGTTATAAAGGTATTGCAAAAACACCTGCTTCGGACTACTCTTGAGCCTTGAGTGTCTACTTCGTTCTGCAATCTGTCAAGGGGCTTGACGAAATATTTTTCGGGGCGTATGTTTGCTTTTAAGGAGGTACTATGAACAACGTCCACAACCAGATAAGCCGCGAATCTTCCTTACCCCGTTTAAGAAGAATTCTAAAACTTCGTAGTAAAGGTGCGACCATGGCAAGCAATCGGTGATTTGCTCGGTGTGTCCCGCCAACGCGCTTTTTACTTAGGTCAAAAAGCAATTTTAATAATGAGGAAAAAATGATAATCGAACTAGAGAAAATTCGTGTTGATGGTGGAACTCAGTCAAGAGTATCAATAAATCAAGAACTTGTAACGGAATATGCCAACGAAATTATGGAAGGTGAGATATTTCCAGCGATTACGGTTTTTAACGATGGAGCGTCAATTTGGTTAGCAGAAGGATTCCATCGGTACTTTGCCCACCAGAAGGCAATGGTGGACTCCATAGAAGCCGATGTAAAGATAGGTACTGTGAGAGATGCCATATTGTTTGCCGTAGGCTCTAACGCCACTCACGGGCTTCGCAGAACCAATGCGGACAAGACCAAAGCCATTACAATACTATTGAAAGACCCTGAATGGTCGGATTGGTCGGAAGGGAAATAGCTCGGCAGACCCAAGCCTCCAACCATTTAGTCGCCAAGATTCGTAAAGATTTAAGTGGGAATTCTCCCACCTCAAAAAGAAAACCTATATTAACCAAAGACATACCAGAGCCAACAAGTGAAATTGTGACACAGGTTTTGGCTGTGAATGATTTGGACAAAGAAACAATTGAAACCTTGCTCGAAGAAAATGACCGCCTAAAGTCACAGATCGCCATAGGTTTAATGCCCACAAACGATGAAGAAAAGCATTTGGCAGCGGCTTATGTTGACCAGTTGAGAGCCGAAATCAAATCTCTTAAAGCAGAGAACCGCGCTTTGAAAGAATCTCGTAACAGCTTCCAGACGGCTAACGCTGAATTGAAGAATCAAATCAAATACTTACAATCTCAATTAAGAAAGCTAGAGAAAGCGGTATGATAGAACTAAGACCAAGGCAGGTAGAATGTCTGGCAGAGTTACGTCAAAATTTTGCCAAAGGTATTCGTACCCAGATGCTATACGCTCCCACAGGCGCAGGAAAAACTGAGGTTGCCATAGCCATGATGGAAGCGTCCCACGCCAAAGGGAAACGATCTGCCATGCTCTTAGACCGTATAGTCTTATGTAACCAGACCTCCGAGCGGCTAGACAGGTATTCTATCCCGCATGGCGTATTGCAGTCGGGTCATTGGCGGCACAGACCTGACGAGAGGATACAGGTCTGTTCAGCGCAAACCATTGAAAAGAGAGATTCTTTTCCACAGTTAGACCTTTTAATTGTTGACGAGGCTCATTGTACGAGAAAGCAAACCGCTGCATTTATAGCTAACCGTCCTGATGTAAAAGTTGTGGGTCTTAGTGCTTCCCCGTTCACCAAAGGACTGGGTAATATCTACGAATCAATTGTTTCAACAATGACCACCGAGAATTTGGTGGATGAAAAATGGCTGTCCCCGCTCAAAGTATTTGTAGCGCAAGAAATAGACATGACGGGGGCTAAAAAGATTGCCGGAGAATGGAGCGAAAAAGATGTTACAGAAAGAGGAGTCAGAATATCGGGTGACATTGTGGCTGAATGGGTCAAGAAAACTCACGATATATATGGAGAGCCAAGAAAAACTATTGTGTTTTGTGCAGGAGTTGCCCACGGAGAAGATTTGTCAAATCGTTTCCGTGAAGCCGGATATAACTTTGTCAGCATTAGTTACAGAGACGATGACGAATACAAAGCTGAAGTCATGCACGAATTCTCAAAACCTGACACAGATATTAACGGACTTATAGCCACTGATATTTTGACTAAAGGTTTTGACCAACCTGATGTAATGATTGGGATTTCAGCAAGACCATTCTCAAAATCGCTGTCTTCCCATGTTCAACAAATGGGGCGCATTATGCGCGTCCATGAAGGTAAAAAATATGGTACTTGGATATGCCATTCTGGTAATTATCTTCGTTTTCGTGACGCTTGGGATTCCATCTATACCGATGGCGTTCACCAACTAGACCAACATTCCGACAAAGCGCAGCGAGAGCTGACCGAACATGAGAAGAAAGACGCTCAATGCCCAAAATGTCATCACCTATGGCCTAAAGGGTCGGATACCTGCCCTAATTGCGGTCATGTCATGGTACGAAGAAATTCGGTAGTAGAGGTGAGTGCGGAGATATTAGAACTGGATATGATGAAGTCCGCACCAAAAGACACCAAGCAGTTATGGTATTCCCAACTGCTTTATTATGGCCGTTCCAAAGGCTATAAAGAAGGATGGTGCGCCAACAAATATAGGGAAAAGTTCGGGGTATGGCCTAGAGGATTGTCAGAAACAGCCATTCCACCTAGCCATGAGGTTTTGGGATTTATCACACATTCAGCAATAAAATGGGCAAGGAGGAGGGCAGCGTGATTGAGTTTATGAACTTTGCACAGCAACATGGGTTGATTATGTCTTATCTGACGATAGGTAAGTTAATCAGAACCCCTACCGAAGACCATCCCCAAAAACGAAACGGGGCTTATCTGTTTACAGGGTCGTTTGGGTGGGTAAAGAATTGGGCTACCATGACGGAACCTTCTTTATGGTTTGGTGATGGCAAGGAGGATAAGCGTGAAATACAGAAAGCAATTAGAAAGTCGCAGGATGACCGGAAAAAACGGCAGTTACTGGCGGTTCGCAAAGCGCATGAGATGTTGGCGGGTTCTCGTCTTGAACAACACGCCTACCTTGACGGAAAAGGGTTCAAGGAACTTGCTTACAATGTCTTACGAAAAGAAGCCGAACAGCCTTTACTTCTCGTCCCCATGTACGTTGGAAATGGTTTAGTTGGATGCCAGACCATCACCATAGACGGTGACAAAAGGTTTATTTATGGGCAACGCTGTTCGGAGGCGGTATTTTCTTTAGGCTCTGGGCGTGACACATGGCTTGTGGAGGGATTTGCCACAGGACTAAGCCTCCAAGTATGTCTAAAGGCTTTGCGCGTCCCTTATCGCATCCTAGTGTGTTTTAGCGCAGGGAACATGAAGAACATGGGTGGGAGAATTCCCACTTGCACCGTTATGGCAGACAATGACTCGTCCAATACAGGTAAAAAAGTAGCCGTAGAATCAGGTCATAAATGGCTTATGCCACCTGAAAAAGGTATGGATTTCAATGATTTATGGAAAGAAATGGGTACTTTTAAGGCTTCCCAATGGATTTATAAGGAACTTGCCAAAAACGCCCATGCTTGATATTATTCTTTCACCGGTTGGACTACCGAAGATGAGCCTAATGCTCAGGTCCAAAACCCCATCGTTATCCCCTTTCGATGGGGTTTTTCTTTTAGGGGTTGCATTATGAAACGTGTTTTGATATAGTTTTTTTAAGCCATAGGGATGGAATCCTATGGGGCATAAATAAGCGGGGGTTGAGGAAAGCTCAATCCGGTTTTAATAGTCTTATTTCTGTTAAAACTGTCCAGCCGCTCACTATGCTAATCATTCCTAGCCCCGAGCGGTGTAAGCCTCTTGGGGCTTTTTTATTATGCAATCGTATAGTGGGGTCCATAACCCAGACCTAGCGGATCAGTTGTCAGGATTGCCGCGATAAACGTGATTAACCGGCTCCCGAAAGGAGAACCACCCGGGGCAAGGCGATAGACGGTGAGAACACCCGATGAGCCTTACCATTCTAGATAAACCACACCTGATGGGAAATCCCCCAAATCCCCGGGGGTGAGGTTTTACGCCCTTCGGTTGCAGAAGTGGACTATTAACTTTACCTCAGTCAATTGGGTTTTTATCCATGGTAATAATTTGGAGATCGAGCAATGAATTTATATAGCCTCTGGTTTGGCACTGGCAAAACACTAGTGTACGGTTTACGGGAAGATTTTTACAAAGGGGTAGATAAATACTCAATAGATGCTCCGTTTTATATGCCATCTGGCGAAATGAAAAAAGGCTTGCATGAAAAACTTATTTACTGTTCCGTGGTACGGAGAGAGGCGTAAATATATTAAGTCAACCCCCTTGACAAACTAATGGGAAAGAATAGAATGAACTCATGGAAAACAACGAGGAGTGCGAAAAATGTCAACAAAGAAGTTGGGAGCCACGGTCATCAATATACGACCTAAAGTGTCTGGAGTGCTGCATGAACTTATTGCTAACGGCACAAAAAGACCCAAGAATACAAGAGAGCCTGCTGAGAGCGATTTTATTATCCAAGATTTCCCCACCATGCCTAAGCAACAAGCTGAAAGAGATAGCTACAGGTGCTATCAATGGGGACAAATAATTTATGTGCCTCATTACACTAAATCGTGTTTTGTAGGACCCGGTTCTATTGAGTATGCGGAAACAGACCTTGTTGCCAGAGGATGTACCAGAATCAAACGACATCTGTGGGTAAGGTCTTTGATACCGCATAAACTTTAAGGAGGAATGTAATGGATTCTGTAACACATGATCTAAACCGCTATCTAAAACAGATGGACGAAGAAGATCGTTTTGATGCCGCAATAGAGAACATGGTTACAGACCTTATAAAAGAAGGTTACACGCATGATGAAGCCGAACATCACGCTCGCGGAGTATTGCAAAACGAGTGCCAAAATTGTTTTGGTCGCGGGTGCAGAAAATGCGAACCACCTGATAGAGATGATGATTTATGGGAGGGTGTATGAATAATTGCTGCAACGGTAATTGCAATCAAGGGCGCGATTGTCCGCATCTAGGCGACCAGTTTGTTATGGTGCTGGCAGTTGTGTGTTTTGTAATCTTTGTGATTGGAATAGCGTTGGGGGGAATAAAATGAACAATCCATATGAAAAGAAAAAACGCATATTCACGCCCGAAGTTATTGCAGAGTTAGCTGCGGCTAACAAAGTAGCGCGTGAAAAGAAATACCCGTTTCTCAAAGATTATGTTCCGGCTCCAGTGTTTGTGGATAACCTGCGAAGGATGAAATGAAAGTACAAAACTTTAACCAAAGACGAGGAATATGATGAAGTTAGCCGTAGGGGATAGTCAGCGGGAGAAAACCCTTCGCTTATTACAGTTTTATGGGAGGGTGGATAATGTTATGGCAAAGAGCAAGGGAATTTCACGCCTACCTGTTCAAATTGAAAGACTAAGAAGGCAGGGGTATCGGATAGAGTTTGTATCCGACCCCTCTAGGTATTACAGGTTAATGCCCGTAGATTACTTTTAAAGACTGAATTGTCAGCATATTCTGAATCAATCAAAAAACAGTGGTTTCAGAATACATAATGGGAACGATCATAATCTAAAAAATCAAAATAATAGTAGGTTAATGTGGCAACTAGAATTAGAAATATTAAGTTTAAGTTGGGCGAACTATTCTGTGGACCCGGTGGAATAGCTGTAGGAGCTTCTAAGGCAGAAGTAACTAAGGGAAGTACTAGATATAGTATGGAGCATACTTGGGCATCTGATTATCACGAGGATACTTGTAAAACATACGAAGTTAATTTTCCTGGTGTAAAAGTACTATGTCAAGATGTTAAAAAATTAGATATTGGTTCTCTTGGTGACATAGATGCCTTTGCTTACGGATTTCCATGTAATGACTTTAGTATCGTTGGTGAGTCAAAGGGATTTGATGGTGACTTTGGTGGATTGTATAAGTTTGGAATTAAAGTTCTAAACAAATACAACCCTAAGTTTTTTATAGCTGAAAATGTGGGTGGACTGACTAGTGCTAATGAAGGTAAAGCTCTAAAAAAGATAGTTCATGATTTAGAGAGAGCTGGAGATAATGGCTATGATTTAACTATACACAAATATAAGTTCGAAGAGTATGGTGTTCCACAGACTAGACATAGAATCATTATAGTTGGTATAGATAAAAAATTAGGTATTAGATATAGAGTTCCAGCTCCAACTACTAAAGATAACTATGTTACTACTAAAGAAGCATTTGAAAATCCACCAATTCCTTTAGATGCTCATAACAATGAAAAAATGGGTCAAAGTAGTATAGTAGTTGAAAGATTGACATATATTAAACCGGGTAACAATATTTGGCAGACTGAATTACCAGAACATTTAAGACTAAATGTTAAAGGAGCTAAACTAAGCCAAATATATAAAAGATTAGATCCAAATAAGCCTTCTTATACTATTACTGGAAGTGGCGGTGGCGGTACTCATGGCTATCATTACAAAGAGGATAGAGCACTTACTAATAGAGAGAGAGCAAGAATACAAACTTTTCCTGACGACTTTATTTTTATAGGGAAGAACGATAGCGTAAGAAGACAAATCGGTATGGCTGTACCTCCAAAAGGTATACAAGTTATATTTGAATCAGTTTTGAAGTCATTTGCCAAAATAGATTACGATCATATACCGGCATCTATATTAGAGTCATCTCTTAATCAGTTAGATCTAATTTAATAAGGCAACTATGACTCAAGCTCAAGATGAGAGAAATATCCACGGCTTTGTAATCAAAATATCATGCGGACATTAAGCCGATTATTCTCCGCTAAAAGCTGCTCTGTTCGGTCAGTTCCGCTCCCATTTAAGCATCGTAAAAATAGCCATCAGAAACCCGAAAAAGTGGAAAGTATTGGGCGCTGATTAGTGGAAAGTATTGGGCGCTGTTTGACAACTCTGTAGCAATGATAGAAAAGCACTACAGCAAGCTAACCGCAACAATGGCGGCAGAAAAACTAGCTTAATTTTTTAAGCGTCTATTAAATTGACGCTTGGACTACCTACTTTTGAATAACTCGTCCCAAATTTCCTCAAGCCTTTGTCCCAAGCGGTATGCTAGCAATGGGGGTACAGCATTACCAATTAGTCTGTAGCCGTCCGAGGCTGAAATTTTTCCCGGCACAACAAACTCATAGTCGTCGGGGAAAGTTTGTAAGCGAGCGCACTCTCGTACAGTTAGCCTGCGTTGGGGCATGTTAATTACCAACTCTGTGCTATTTTTTCCGCCATTAACTTCACTAAGTCTTCTAAATTCAATATTTCCATGGTGCTCTGCACGAATTGTCGGCCCAGGCTTATTCAAATTTATTTCAGCCCCACCTTGCATTTTTTTTGTGAAGTGCTTTGCTTTTGAATAAGCTTGTTGCGCCAAATCCTTACTTAATTCTGGCTCTACCAAACCAGCAAAAGCGTCTTTACATGTGGCATAAGGAAAATAATTTTCGTTAATTAAGTCTGCCAAGCCGTGGGATATTGTTGGATATGGGTTCAGGTTAGCAGGTAGCTCACCAGCCTTATCAATATGGTTATTAACACTTGCTCGTAAAAAGTCTCTGTTTAAACCAATAAAAATTACTCTTTCTCTAGTTTGCGGAATGCCGTAGTCAATTGCTCTTAATACCTTTACAGGAACTACAAAGTAGCTACTACCATTTATTGAAGCAAAGTCTTTAGCAATAATTTCTTTGGCGTCACCAAGAGAAACTAGTCCTTTAACATTTTCTGCGTAAAATATTTTTGGCTTAACAAGAGAAATAAACTCGCGCATCCAAAAATAAAGCATTCCTCGATTTTCAACCGTAGCGTCGTCGTCGCCTTGAATTAGTTTTTTGTTTCCTTGGTGACTTTTATCAGAATTAAATCCCTTGCGCTTACCAGCAACACTAAAGTCATTGCAAGGAAAGCCGCCAGTGACTATGTCTATCTTATGGTTAATTGATTTAGTGCCGCTTTTAATTTCTTTAACAATATCAACAATACTTCGCAATTCAAATACATTATCAATGTCACGTTTCTTACTAAAATGATAGTCCCAAGCTACTTTTGCTTTTGCATTAACGTCGCATGCGAATATTGTTTCAATTTGCAATTCAGTTAGGGTTGTGAAATTATTTTTATTAAATTTTTTATAACTCTTAACTTCTTCGTGGTTAAGCCAGCTTTTGTGCGCAGGAAAGCCGCCTTCAAAACCAATATCCATACCCCCGCAACCCGAAAATAAAGAAGCTAATTTTAATTTTTTCATATGCTTATTTTAACTTCAAAGCACATTAACCCAAGGCAAGTCCTCGTATTTCCAATGGTTATATTTGTACAATTTACTTTCAGGGTTTCCGCAAAACTTTCCGTGACTCCAGCGCACTTCACATTTAATCCCATAACTAAACTCTTTTCTAGTTGCTATTTCTATAAATTCAAAGTTAATTAAAACTTCAGGCTGTCCTGCGACTAATGCTTTAGCCTCTATTTTTTTTATTAAGTACTTGTTGCGCCATGTTGTCAAACAGCGCCCAATACTTTCCAGATTAGGGGTGGAAACTATTGGACGCTGTTTGACAACTGAATTGTCAGCATATTCTGAATCAATCAAAAAACAGTGGTTTCAGAATACATAATGGGAACGATCATACCCAAAATATCATGCGGACATTAAGCCGATTATTCTCCGCTAAAAGCT